GTCCTGCTGAGAAAGCCTTGTACGTCACGAAGATTGCTAATCGGTTGAGGCACACTGCTGCTGCATCGCTTGGTACTAGGCTGGGCGCCAAGCTTACTGAAATAATTAACGAGGCTGAGGATGATGCCTTCTCGCGACGTGCAGGACGGTCTGTTGAGCGCATGAAGAATCCTGACAGTAAGGAGGGTCCAAGGGTTGAGAGCATCTTTCCTGCCATTTTCGATGGGATCGTTGGTGATATTGGCGAGCCTGAGCATTGGTCCGTTGATTACACAAATGATGCCTTGTACCGCAACAACGATTGGTTCGACTGCTACGTTGAACTTGAGGGGTCAACGCCTATGGAGCGCCTGGTATCGCTTGAATCGAAACCTTATCGGGCTCTGTGTGGTGCACATCCTCTCCGCCACAAGATTTGGTTGGTCGCTGGAGTTGCTCGCACTGCTTGTTTTGCTTTGGTTGAGGAAGTTTTGCGCAGTTTGGTAGTTCATGGCGTGACGCGCCTGCTCTTTAAGCAGAAAAAGAGTACTGTGCTTAAACCTTTCTCATGGCTGCCTGATTCACTGCGCACAGAGACTACCTCCGTAATTTGCGAGGACTTGAGTTCAAAGGACTCCGTTTATGATTGGTTCAATACCAGCAGTGTACTATGCCCTGAACAGTCGTTCTTTTGCGTAGGTTATGCTGAACGTTTAGACCGATCGTCGACACAAATTTACGGAAGGCATGCATATTCTCCTTTAGCAGTCGATTTGCCTTGTGTGAGGACTGGATGGGTTTCTACCAAGGAGTGCCACGAGTACACTAGCATTGATCGATTCTCTGGAATTTTTGGGAGAGTCACTATCGCTGTGGCGTTCCTTGTTGCGCTTGTTGAGTCAGTTATGAGTGAGCGCAAGAGAAGTCACTGGTCTTGGAAGCGGTGGTCAGTACGTTTTGGGTATTCATTAGTTGGCCACACGTTATTACCCATTTTGCACCCCGCGCCCAGAGTGTTGTCACACTTCCTCGTTAACTTTGCAGCCTTCAGATCGCATCAGGATCTGAAACTTTCAGTTGTTGAGTCTGTTTGCATCGTAGAGCG